ACGCCTGTGACCGACGCATTAGCTGCTGCTGCAACGGTGACAGAACCGACTGCGCTCGTACCTGCAACGCCTGTAACCGACGTACTGGCATCTCCAGATACTGTGACTGTACCAACTGCTGAAGTGCCTGCGACACCCGTGACAAGGACTGGAGCCTCTTCGCTCCATGCGCCCTCACCCCAAGTGCCTCTACCCCAGCCAGTAACATTCGCCACACGTTAAATCCTATGCGATGCGAATGATCGCGTTAGATGCGTCAGCGGTTGGAAACTGAATAGTAAAATCACCTGCCGTGCTGGTCTTATCGCCACCAAAGTCAAGCGCACAAACTGCTGGGTCGCCAGAGGCAGAATCATTGAATATGAGTGCCCCTCTCGCGGTTACTGTTGCATTTGAGAACGTCAAGTTGGCAAAATCCGTAAAGGCTGTAGTGCCTGATGTGGTCGGGTCTACACGAGTGAGAGCTGCGCCCTTTGCTGTATAGTTTGTTCCGCTTACTTCGTTTGATGTTGTGTACGCTGTTGTACCTGCGCCCAAGCTGGCGCTGCTTGTATACAACGCAAGATTAAACGTGCTGCCACCAGAGTTCTTAAAGTTATGGACTGCTTCCATAAGTTCTTGTTTGAAACTGGTGCATAGTGCTGTCGTGATAGCCATTATAGCCTCCTGATTATATTAGCCATTTCACTCTGGCCTTGTTTTTCCAACTCACCTATAAGAGTGGTTCGGTCACTCTTAATAGCTTCCTTAATGTAGTACAAAGCCGCTGATTTTACTGCTTCTTTGAACGCTTTGGCTTGTTCAGCAATAACCGGATTACAGTCACTACCTACGCTAACAACTCGGTCTGATATAGCCTGTGCCCAAAATTCTGGGTCGTGCCCTCTGTTAACAGTGGTGGCTACAGAAACCGCGCCTACTTCACCAAAAAACATGTTACGTGACTACCTGTCTATATTGCCCATCTCTATAGGTATCACTACGTAACTTACCGTCACCCAACACTTTAAGAAGAGTAATAGACTGCCCAAACATTTTGTCATACATCGCGACTAGATCAGGTTCGCCTTTCATAAAGCGTAGAGCTTCTACTAAAGAACCATTTAACAGCGCAGAGTCAAAATTTTCACCAAGCCAAGGCAACGTGCTAGCAGTAACAATAGACTCTGGGTAATACCCATAGTGCAGTTCTACAGTTAAGTTAGCGCTAGGAGTAGGGCCAAGAATAAATCGTTCGTCGTTAAAATTAGCGTAGTGCTTGGGAGTGCCCGTAGACGTTGGAGTGGGGTATGCCTCACGAATAAAGTTAACGTCTTTGTTTAGCAAAAAATCAAACGACCCATCAGTATTAATTACCGCCAAACTGTATGTGTACAAATAATCGGTGGGCACTTCTAAGTATTTGTTGCCCGACGTTATAGTCCCAGACACATTTTTGCGAAGCGCAGGGAATTGAACAGTGTTATATATAAACTGTTCTGTCTGTTGCACAAACAAGGCAAGCTCGTCACTTGTAAATGTAGACTCACAAATGTCCTGTATGTTTGCCGTTAACTGTGAGTAAGTCATACTCATGTGTTATGCCATCGGCCCTCTTGCCATCGTGCCTTTTGTAGCCGCGCCTGTACCACGTACTTTAATGCCTGTGGTTTTGACACCTTTCATGTTTGGTTTAGGAGCGTCTTTTACCGGCTTTACTGTGCTTAAATTTTTCATAAGGTCACCTAAGTTGTTGTTACCGTTACTGTACCTACTTCCCCTGTAGCAACAAGGTTACTAGGAGTTAAATTAAAAGGATCATTACCTGTACCTACAGGGTTCCAACCCCATTGTATTCCTCTGCTGCTGTTGTCTCCTGATGGCCCCAAACTTCTATCAGGTCTTGGATTACGTATAGCTTGCGGGTCATTAACAGGAAACTCACCTAACTTGAGTTGTGGCTGGTCAGGATTCCAACACTCAGGACACGCTTTGAGGTTGGTATCTTGTCCTTTCCGTACTAAGTTTTTAAGTTCCCGCAGCTTGTACTGAAACCCACAAATATCGCACTCTGCAATAGCGCGTTTTGTAGAAGCAAAACGATTAGACATAACTTATTTTGGGTACAAAACGCGCTGGTGTTTTAACTCTATCTTCTTCTGCGGCAAGCCTAAACTGTTCCTCATAAATATCTTTAAGCAAGGGGATACGCGGGGCTAAATCTGGGTCTTTCATAGCTATGTAATACGCCAGACCCGCCACGAGACATGGTAAGAACCTAAAGTTCATATCAGCGGTCTCTATGCCACTACCGGCGTCCTGTACCCTACGCATACGGTAGTATTTGAATATATAAGTGTCATCTTTATCTGGCACCGGCCATACATTTATAGTCGGGTTGTCACGCAATCGCTCTATCCAAACTTGAATCGGCCTACCTTGAGTTAGCTTGTTTGGTATAGACGCATATGTACTGACACTTATGCGACTGATGGTTAAGTCAGACTGTGTGGCAGTGTCACCGCTATTTGTGCGTATGACTTGCTCTAGCAGGTCAATGGTGTCGGCGGGTAAGTTGTACTCTGACGTGCCTTTAACAAGTGACACAGTGCCCTCGTCAATAGTCCACAAATTAATCCCACGATTCTGCCACTCTATGGTCAGCAGATTCATAGACCTACGTGCTGTGCGAAGATCATACCCAGAACGCATTTCACGGCCCGCACGCTCCCACGCCTCTTCAGCGATTTCCGTGAAGTCCATATCAAATGCTGTTGTTCCAGAGGTAGCCATTTACTTCTTCTTAGCTGTAGCTTTTTTAGCTGGAACCTTTTTAGGAGCTGCTTCTTTCTTAGGTGCCGCTTCTTTTTTAGGCGCAGGCTGTAGTTCAGCTAACGCTGCATTTGCCTCTTCTTCGCTCATCAAGCTAGCGTTAACAACAGCATAAGTGCCGTCTTCGTTTTTACTACCAACTTGAAATACGGGCCTACCATCAGAAAAACTACCGTTCTGAAAAACCTCTAACTTACCCATTCTTAGTACCTCTTACGTACAGAGTTTTCTTTCTACGGTTGCTCATTACAGCCCCGCAACCTTTATGATTTTCACGAATCATACCACCTGCTTTTGCAGTTCTTACCTTCGCCTTTGGCGTGTTCGATACTACCGTTTTGCCTGTTGCCCCAGCCTTTTTCTTTTTACGCGCTGTGGTAGCACGTTCAGACTGACTCAATGACTGCGCCTTAGATCTTGGCAAACAACGATCTGGGTTCTTCTTATCTTTTGACGTACCGCATGGCCCCTTGATCTTGCCATCGGTGCCGATACGAACCCACTGTTGGTTACGCCATTGTTTTAATTGTCCCATATACCTAGTCCCAAGCCTCTAGGCCCATACTCTTGTTGATGACTGTATTGCCACCAGCCGCCGTATAGCCCCCAGCAAGCGCCTCACGCAGTCCTTGCTCGGTAACATCATAAGAAACAGGCTTTGCCAACAAGTCAAAATCTTCTTCCCAGTTGTCTATTGTCTGATCTATTACACTACTTGTAAGTGTACTATCTTCCGCTAGGTCAAGTTTTATGTTGTCAATAAACCATGTCTTGAGTTTAGCAAGGTCAGCGTCGTCGTCCGCAAACAACGTGCCGTATTTAGTACCTGTCTGCACCCGATATACGTCCATTACTTCTTCTTTTTCTTGCTGCCTTTGGCGTAGCTAGGGTCTTTGCAATACTTAGATGCGGCCATGTTTGCATAAGCAGACGGGTAGGTATCAAAGGTGCGTTTAGCCCACGCCTTACCAGAAGGGCATATCTTGCCCCCCGACTTAACCTTCCCGCCTTTCTTATAGTAGTGTCTCATCGCATCTTCGCTGGACGTACACCCTTACGAGCTATACCAGCACCGCGAACCTTACCACCCTTGGCATAGCCCTTAGACTTCATACCGCCTTTGGCGTAACCCTTAGTCTTCATCATGCCGCCTTTGGCCTTGAACCCCATCTTGTTACGCACTTGCTTAGGTAGCTTTTTAAGACCCGTATTACCTTCTGGTGCGTCTTTCAACCCCCCAGCCATGTAACCTTTGGTCTTCATGCCACCCTTCGCCATACCTTTGGCTTTCATCTTGCCACCAGCTTTCATACCCTTGGCTTTCATTTTAGAGGTCATCTTGCCACCAGCTTTCATACCCTTGGCTTTCATTTTAGATTTCATCATGCCGCCTCCTGCTTTTTTGACCGCTTTCTTTTTCGGTGGACGCTTACCGTCGTTCTTGTCCATATAGTTCAGATACTGGCGTAAGCTCATACCCGTATTAGTCAACTGCTCTTTGGTAACATTAGCTTTTTTCTCAGCACCTTTGTAATCAATACCCACGTTACGACCACCCTTGCCTGTTACAGTAGGAGCGCCTTGAACACGAGTTTTACCTTGTTTAGCGTTCAAATAGTCGCGTAGGTTAGTAAACCCAGCATCCTTAATCATTTTTGGAGTTACAACAGCGGGTTTAGACTTTGCGGCCTTAGCAGCAGCTTTTTTCTGTTTATTTTCTTTGTCCACCAACTTTTTGTTCATAGCTGGGTTGTTGTATGCTCGACGGACGACTGTAGGCTTAACTTCTGCTTTCGGTGCTTTAGGTCGTTCAACTGCTGTTGTTGATTGCTTGTCAGCTTTTGGTGGGCGAGGAGTAGTTGCAGGGGGCTTCGTGGGCTTTGCAGCATCTTTTATTGGAGAGGTAACGCCTTGCGGTTTTCTCTTATTCCTTGCATCCTGTAAGTCATCCATACGAGTGTTGCGCGTGCGTCCTGCTCCACGACCTCGACCAGTAGCCCTTTTTACGGGTTTATCTTTCGTTCCCCTACCAAAACCAAAAAATGCCATAACTTACTCCGCGTATAAGTTGTTAAATATCTGATTGGTATCTAGCGTGTAGTCCAAATCAGACTTGCTGTAATGCACATACTGAGAAGGTCTAAAATCTGGTGCCCCCTCCCCTGTCTCAAACCATGCTGGATGAGTAACACGTACTCTATTGTTGGGCAGGGCTACTATGTTCCCTGTCCACTCGCCAGCATCTAAGAGTTCCATGACGTGACTCTGCTTATGTTGTGCGGGGTCATCGCCTATTTCCGAATCTGTGTAGTCCACCGTAAACATGTACTTTGCTGGGTAAAACTCACCGTCTATCTTTGCCAGCCAAGGGCATGGTGTTGCCCTGTCAAGCACGTAAACAGCGTGCGTGCGAGAACTACAGTCCCAAGGCTGTGCCCCCCATACGTCCATAGGCACCGGCCACTCGTCATACGGAGTGTCACCGCATAACGCTGTTATAGGCATACGTGCCCACATAGCGCCGCCGTGTACATTGGGTTCATTCTCGTCATCGTAAGTTTCTGCTCCAGTAAAAATTACCTGAAAACTCAAACATCTGCAGGGTATAGTCGTAACCGCGATAGCCATAGCGTGAATAAACTCGCCGTGGTACTTCTCATGGTTATGGGTATACTCCCGCCGCACCCAACACTTAAAGTGCGGGATGTTGCTTTGTAAATATGCCAATTTAGCATCTCCATCTTCTTCGCGCCTGTCGCAGCCTTGAGTTAGGGTCTTTCGCTGCTTTAGGGAATTTTTTCATTTGACCCGCTGAACGCGCACAGAAAGACTTTCTGCGTGTCGCTCGTTTGCCCGTAGGACTTTTCTCGGTAACCGCCGTCTGCAATTTGCTTCCGGGGTTCTGTCGTCTGTACTTCGCAACGCCTTTCTTTGTCATCCCAGCGCCAGATTTAGTGGGACGTTTATCCCCACTTTTCACAGACATGCCAGCCATACCACCCTTCTTAAATGAAGGGCAGCTATCAGCTTTCTTTTTGTAGTAGCTACGCAAGGTTATTAACCAAACTTCTTACGTAGATACATTACGACAGTGTAGGTATCACCACTGCTGGCTCCGACTGTGGTGAACTTTACGTCCCCCGTCTTGCCGGTTCCTGCATTGTTAACTAGCCCACCAAATATAGAGTAGTCGTGATCTCCGCTTTGGTTTTCACCTAACTCTATTGCCATAACATCTGTATCTGCATCAAACAAGATGCGGACTTTCATGCCTATGCACTGCCACCATATACGCTCTATATTAACGTCAGTACAAGACAACCCAGTGCGTGAATCTGCTTCTAACGCACTCACATCTATCTTGGTAACGGCAGACTCGCCAGTACCGTCAGAGATGTTTGTTAGTTTGATAGCCACATAAGATGGCCCATCAACTATTGTTTGAGAAGCTACTGCATCAGCCATGACTGCCTCCTAAGATGCGTCAGAAGAACTACTGATACCAAAGAACTTCAATACAATCACAGTGTCACCACCCGGATCACCAGACACAACAAGCTCTACTTCATCAGCAGTGGCTCCTGCAGCGGAGGTGGTTCCTCCAGACATGCCAAGAACACCGTTACAAGGGAAGAACCCTTTGAAGCCCGTGCTATTAACTGCCGCAGAGATACCGTCTACAAACCCGTCAGTATCGGCGTCTGTGCCAATGTCATTAAGGGTGACAGAGTTAGCTGCAGCGGTTGTAACAGCAACCGTTACACCCATAGGAATGAAGTTTACTGGGATTCCAATAGACCCTTCTTTTCCTGTGGTAGCACCGTCGGCAACAGTGATTGTGGTGGTGTAGGTTTGCAATGTCATGGTGCTTGTTACGCCACCAATGCTGCTATCTTTTGTGATTGCTTGAAACCCGTTTTCCGAACGGACGGGGCCGTTAAACGTAGTATTAGCCATATGGATCTCCTGTCGTGGCTAGTGTCAGATGCGGGATTGCACCTGTCAGGGATAGTTGTTTTATACAGTAGAAAAAGAAAAGGGGCAACATGTGCCCCCTTCTTATGTAGCGTTTTACGCTCCGGGTGATCCGAAAATCCCAAGTGGGTCGGATACGCCGAAAGAGTAGCGCTCGCGGGCTTTATATCGCGAGTTGCCCGTATCGAAGTCTGCATCCATAGATGTAGCCATCGGAGAACGAACAAAATGCTTTAAGCCATTCGGAATGTCAGTGGTCAAGAACCACGCATCCGTGTCAGTCAAGTAATGATTGATCGTGTAACCGCCCGATATAGAGCCATTGTTACGAATTGCGTTCAAATCATTATCTGCCGTGCCAGTTCTACCTTCTGTTTCTAACAAACGAGTTGCTACAAATTGAAGGTTAGTTGGTACGACCAACTTAACAGGTCGTGAAGCAATCAACAGTCCACGCTCATCAGTCCAACCAGCGATCTGAATGACAGCGGCTTCCAAAGAAGTCTCGTTCAAGTCAGCACCCGTTGAAGGTCTGTTTGAGTTGGTTCCGCCAGAAACTAGCGGGTGATCTGTTGCACAAAGCGTCTTGCCGTCACCGTAAGTGGTGCCTGCAGCAAACGCATTGTTAAGGATTGCAGCACCTTTCACCTGCTTGGTGTACGCCATAGCGCGTGCCAGAGCCTTCGTATAACGTGCAGAGAGCGAATCGTAGAGATTATCTTCAATTGCTTCCTCAGTGATCGAAAAGCCCATAGCCACGGTCTCGTGCGTATAACGAGCAGTGAATGCTTCCTGTGCGTTGTCATACTCAATCGCAGCACCTTCGTCCTTGACGGGTGCGGCGGAGAAACCTGACAACTTGGTTTCTTCTTCAAACGAACGATCAGAAGTCTCTTGTTCAAAGATTTCCGTATGCTCGTCTGTGTACTTAGCGTACTCCATGCCAAACAAAGCGTTAAGCCCCGGCAGGAGTTCTTTAAGTAATTGCGCTCTTGAAATAGCCATTTTACCTTACTCCCTATGTGCCAGTGGTGTTGCTAAATTGATGCCCTGCGTTCCACTTAACATACGCTTCCGTAAATCCGCCAGAAGAGTTCTTGGTTTCTTCAACCAAGGCAACAATGCGGAAAGGAAGTGTATTAGTAGAAGCAGACGTATCTGAAATAGCACCAGCGGAATTACCTGTTACGGAACTCCCAGTGTTGTCTACTCCAGCCACGTTAGCGCCAATGTCAGTGATAGCCAAGTCAGCAATCGTTGTACCAGAAGATACAACCGCGACCTTGAACAATACATCCGTAGCGTCACACACATATGCTTGAATATCTGAAGCAGCGGTGCTAGCTGGGTAGTTTTGTCGGAAAGTCACTTGAGACGTGCTTGGATCGGTGTAAGTAACACCCATAAAGACTCCAATAGGAGTCATGGCAGCGTCAAACGTATCACGCTCGACAGTGCCGCCAGCAACTAACTTAACAGCATCTCCGTAGAAAATACTCGTGCCATAGCCACTGGCTATACCGTATTGACGAGTAGTACCTACGTATGGAACACCACTAAGCAGCTTTACCGGCCTTAGCCCATAGGGGGCATCAACTGTTGGATAAGCCATGTTAACCTCTTAACAAAAATTTAGGTTCCTTTACCAAAATTGGTAACTTTTGTGCTGCGCTCGTTGAATAAAGGCATACGAGGGTCGTTTTCGCGCATGAGGTTGTTGTCTACAGATTGCATCTGTTGCCTAGCTTGAGTTTCGTAATGTTCGTTACGCTCCTCAACCATTTCTACTGGAGCTTTACAGAGCAACAGTCCGCCCTGAGTTATATTGCCTTCAAACCTTTCATTGTGGTCAGACAATATCTCTGGGTGGTCTTCTGCTTTTATAGGCTCCCAACCTTCACGTAATTTTGAGGAAACATTGCTAGCGTCTGTTATTCCCAGAGTGGAAAGACGTATCCAACGTGTTGTGTAGCCTGCTTCGACTTCAACATGAGGTAAGACTTCTGGTTTTACCCAGTGTCTTTTACGAGACTTAGTGTCCCGCGTGTCGTGGTCTCTCTTGATTCTGTTCTCAGCCATTATCAATTTCCTCTTTCTAATGCAGCCATTTGTTTGGCGTATTCTTGTGGAGTTATACCAAGACGTTTGGACAAAGCTACTTGTGTTGGCGTTAATGTAACCTTTTTTGGTTTAGTGCTCCGCGTAGCGGGTGCCACCACATTTGAACTTCGTTTTGCTGTCTGCTTGGGAACTTCCTCCTCAAATTGGTCTGGAAATACTTGTCGCATACGAACGTCAATGCGCTCGTAGTATTCATCACTTCGGGGGTCTACCCCATCGTTCACTAGCTTTTGATGCACACCTAAAGCAAAACTTTGCATTTCGGGGTCTGTATCAAACCAAGAGTTATTTGCTTTCCACTCTTCGGCTCTAGTGTCGCGGTAAACCTCTTGAGTATTCGTTGGTTCAGTGTCTTGTACAGGACTTTCTTCTTCCTGTAAAGCGGGTATTCTGAAGTTATTTAAGCGTTCTGACTTTAACTTAGCAGAAGTTAGACTTTCCTGTGCGTCGACAACCGCCTCAGAATTGCCTTCTTCGTAAGCAACCCTATACGCCTGTTTTGCAGACTCTATCTCAGAACTAGCATTCTTCTTTGCTTGTTCAAGCAAGGCTTCTTGGTTTTTAGCTACATTGCCTTTTAACTCCTTGTTTTCATCAACAAGTTTTTGCGCTAACCGTTCTAGCTCTTGGCGCTCACGTTCGGCTGCTTCTTTAGCTCGACGTTCATCATGGTAGCTTTTACTAAAATGCTTGAGGCGGTTCTGAACTTTCTTAGAGTAGTTCTCTAATTCTTCTTCAGTAACGTCACTGGGCGGTTCAGAAGGCTTGCGATTACGGTCTGCTACAGGAGTATCGTCGACGACCTCAATGTCAAATTCATCTTCTGCTTCCGGTTCAGCTTCAGCTTCAGCTTCGACCTCAATTTCAGCCTCTGTCTCTTTATAGTCTTCGGCTGTCTTTTTACCGGATAGGTCAATCTCCATTGCACCGGAGTCTTCCACTTCTACCACCAATTCTTGTTCTTCGTCATTAGGAAAATTAAATTCCACTTTTTGAAACGGCATAACTTACTCCTTATACTCTCTCTATACCACGAGGGTCTGGTACAACAGCTTCAATAGAGTCATCATTCATCAAACGATACTCTTTACCGCCTATTGAGAACCTAGTCCCTGTATTAGCACGGAACATTACATAGTCCCCTTGCTTGCACCACGGGCCAGTAGGGAATCGTTCTGCGTCAGAGTAGGCTTGTCCGCCCATATCCAACACAAGCCCGATAATCGACATGACTTGTTCATGGTTTTTTGTGTTTACAGATTTAAGTAAGTCAGTGCCATCAAACGTCTCTTCAACGTGTGGCATAGCAATCAACACTCTGTACCCCACAGGCACGGGTATCTGAGCCTCAAACTCTTCTTCAGTAACAGTTGCTTGTGCAATGTCAGTCATCTCCATACTCCAAATTGCGCGAGAGGTCTTCTACATAGCCCAGACAGGTTTCGAGACCCCGAATTAAACCTGTGGTTTCCTTATACATGGAGAAATCTTTTGCTCCCCCGCTGCTCAGAAATTGTAGTGCAGAGTCCTTATCGGACTCGATTTTTTCTTTTAGCACGTCAAAGACGGTTTTAGCCATTATTGGCCTCTGTTGTTATTGGAATCTTTCATTGCTTTAAGCAAGTCAACATCTGCTTTTGCGTTGTTTTTACGTCGTTCAGCGGCCATCTTTACGCCATCTTTCTTAGCTTCTAGCACTAACTCTTGTTCTTTAAGAGCTAGCTCGGCCTGATCTATCTGCGCGTCTTGCATCTGGTCACGAGCTTTTAACTCCAACTCTGCTTGCTTGACCTGTGCATCCATCTGATCCTTCTGCATCTTACGCTGCACTTCTTGCTGCTTGATCTGTAGCTCGGCTTGTTGCATCTGAATAACAGGGTCTTGAGCTTTCTGCTGCGCTTGCTGCTGTGCGGCCTGCTGCTGGTGTTGCTGAGTGAGCTGCTTGCCTGCATCTGCTACCAGCCTCGCCAAGTTTACCTCCACCTGCTCTGGCAACTGCTCGCCCGGAGGTGGTAGCGGTGCGCCTAGCTTCTCTTCTACCTGCTTGCGGTAACGGAAGCCAAGGTGTTCTGCAATATGCGCCTGTAGCGCAGCCATAATCGGCTTCGCTTGGGGGTTTTGCCCGATAGCCTGCATAATCATTGGGTCTTGCATAAACGCCATGTGAGCGGCTATATGAGCCTCGTGATCTTGGTATATAAACGCTTTCAGCGGCTTGCCAACAAGCGCATCCATATTTTCGCTGACCGGATCGGTCGGTTTTGCGTCGTCCTCTGTAGGAACAAGTTTGTCCGCGTTCTTGACGCCCAATACTTCGATCATCTGTCTGTGCAACTGGGGCAAGTCGTATATCTGAGGCGCAGACTGTGACATCTGTAGCACCGCCTGATACTGAACTACACGCTGGGCCATCGTAGAACTATTCGGATCACTGACAGGGATCACGTCCACCATCATGTAGTCCGCTACACGAGCGGATACCGCGCCTCGGTACGGCTGGTAATCGTACTGCTCTGGTGCATTCTCAGCCATGATCGCTTTGAGCATCTTAAACTCTTGCTTCATGGCGTAGTGAACACGCGCCTGTACCGCAGCCATCGGCTTCAAGGTACGCTCTAAGAGCGCCAGAGTGGTGCCCACAGGGGCGTTTGCTGACATGTCCGAAATGTTCATGTCGCTAATGGCACCCAGCCTACGGCCTTCCTGTGTAATCTTATCTAATAGTGCGA